GAATTTGCATAATCTATTTTTTATTGTAACTTATTGGTACTAATTCTAACCCTATTTTTTTACCTAATTTTTCCACATTAAAATATACCTCCGTTACTCTTTTTAATCCCGGTATTTTATATGTTCTATAACAATCATATGGTTTAAGTAGTGGATTGGTTTTAACTTGTTTTTGATAAAAAGATTTACCTGTTCTATCTATTATAATTGGTTTTGCTCCCTGGTCATATTCCAAATTTTCACTAATAAGTGTATTGGTATTTTGTATATCCTTTAACAATGCCACCACATATAACGGGTCTTGTATCTTCTTCATTAGTTGACTATACACTCTTAATGGCAAAGGGTTTAACTTAATACAATGTAATAATTTATCGCCTCTGTTAAATCCCAATGTCAATAAGAGTGGAGTCTGTGATGGACCATATGTTTTAGATGAACCATTTACATAATCATATCCATATAATCTATAAAAAGCACCATTCTTAATCTGTGATTTAGTTGTTGGTTTCTCTACATAGAAATATGGAATATAATAATATAGGTTATTCATCTACCTTTGTTAGCTTTGGTAAGTTTAATGGAATAAATTGCTTTATTGTTGGAACATAATTTGTTAAAATAGTATCAAACAATTTAGTCATTTTTTCCAAACCAAAGTTTTGTTGATTTTGTTTTCCTAATTGTTGTGATGCAATTTTATACTTATCGTATCCCTTATAAATATCAGTTAATGTTTTAATTGCTCCAGTATAATTTACATAAAACCACTTTGTTCCTTCTAAAATGAATTGGTCTTGTGCAGATGGGTGTATATCTTTTAACTCACCATCCAATAATACTGCACCACTTTTTAAGAAATCCAAATGCCCACTCCATCCAGATGCTATAACTGGCTTACCTGTTAAGCTGAACTCTAATAGAGGTCTACCAAATCCTTCCCCATGTGTAAACGAAACCATAGCTTTTACCTTTGGGTGGTGGTACATCGCATTCATTTCTTCATCACTCAACTCACCATGCAGTAAATAGATTGGTGGAGTGTTTTTACCAAACTCTTCCGTAACCTCTTCTAATTTACCCATAGTTGCTTCCCTATCCATTACAGAAAAACCTGCCGAAGATGTTTTTAAGATAAGTGCAGGTGGGTTCTTTTGCCCTCTAAACGCGTGACAGAATGATTTAATCATCATACCTACATCTTTTCTATCGTGCCCTAAATCACCTCTCAACCAATGTCCTACAAATAGATAAGCAAAATCTTCTTTAATCTTATCCAATTCTACAAATTTTGTTTCTGGCTTTTTTCCAAAGAACTCTTCATTGTATCCTTCAAATAAAACCTCAATTGGTTTATCTAATTTATGTTGTTTGATTACCTGCTTTGTATTCTTATCGGTTTCGCTGTATATAGTTTTAACTAACACCTCTTTTGAAAACTCCGATGGAACTATAATCATATCCATGCGATTACATCCTTGTATAAAATCAACCGAACAAGCAGTTGTTTCAATCCCAGCAGTAATACCAATGTTGTAATTACCCATAGGTTGAAATTCATTTGGGACTGTAACTTGTATGTAAACATCTGGCTTTCTATCTACACCAACAACAATTCGTTGTATAATATCTTCATCGTTTGCAGTTAATGCCGTCATAGGTGTTACGCCCCAACGAGTTGAAATGATACGAACATCGTATTTATCTAATTGAATTAGGGAACGAACCAAATCTCGTGCGTGGTCACCATAACCACTTCTTGTACTAACTGGTGCTTGAAATAATAATAAAGGTTTTTTAATATCTGCCATAACTTATTTGTCTAATGTAAATAATTCGTACTTCTTACGGGGTGTAAAGTTCTCCAACGCATCGTTGATACCATCTGTCATAGTTTTACACATATTTTCTAATGATAATCCTCCTTCACCCAAAGCCCACTCTCTACCTCTCAATCCCATTGCCTTTCTCTCTGCATGAGTCCTATTATATAACTCACGTAGTGCAGATGATACCTCATAATTATCCACGTGGTCTTCCATAATATATGGTGTTGGTGGTGAACCGGTGTAAGAACGAGAGCGACTCCATATTGGAATAACCCAATCTCCCCAAGTTACTTTATCTTCAAACTTTCTCCAATCGTGCAAAGAACCAATCTCTACATAATCTTCTTCGTTTAATGCTACCCCACTATCTTTCCAACGGAATCCACATTGGTCTTGTAATCCACCAGTTACATTTACAATAACAGGTGTTCCTGCTACAATACTTTCTGCACTAGCCAATCCAAATCCTTCTGCTGATGAAATGTTTAAAGTAACATCTGCTATATTGTATAGTTGGTTTAATTGTGCTTCGGTCCATTTTCTATCATCGAATATCACATTTATCCCATCACACAAATCTGCTACTACCTTTGGTAAATCTGTACCATTCTCATCTACCTTTTGTGTATGCATCAATAAAGCACATTTATCACGCTCTTCTTCTGGTAGGTTATTTACGAAATCTCTGAATGAAACAATCACATCAATTGCCTGCTTTCTACGAATATTTCGGTTATTCCAATATGCTATAAAATCATATTTCTTATCACCCAATACCTCTTTGTAGAATGTGTCATCAATTTGTGTTGGTTTGTAATCAGTTCCGTTGATACCATGTGGTACATATTTTACTTGCCAATCAGCAGGTTGCTTCCAACGTGATTTAGCATCCATACCCCATACTCTACGAGTAATACCATATGTTTGTCTTGATATAGTACCAACCCAATCACAACTCTCTAAATAATCTCTGTTGTATTGTGGGTCTGGTAAATCATCCCAAATGTGATAGAATAAAATTGGAATGTTTTGTCTGATTTCGTGCTCAATTTGGTATAACCAAATCCAATACCTCGGGTCTGTAAAGTGTAGGATTGCATCTGGGTTTTCCATATTGATGATTTGCCTTAATGAATCAGCAGTACCATAGCCTGATGATGGATAGATTTTTACATATGCGTCTTCGATACCCGTTCTCTTACGAACATCATCACACAAATCCATAATCTTACCTTCTTCTGGATGTTTTACCGCTGCACCAATTTGTACCCAATCGAAATCTTTTAATGTACCTAATACGAATTGCTTTGACATATTAGCAATACCACTTGCCATTCGTAGGTCATCTGATAGTAACAATATTTTCTTTTTTGCCATAACTTATTAAAATGCTGAACCGCTAATTTGTAGTTTATTATAATTGTTTAAATTGTTTTTGTAATTTTCATCATTCAGATAAAGATTTATACTACGATTTACCAACTTTTGAAGAGTTATTCCGTGCTCACTTACCGATGCAACCCTAAATGTTTGATATAAATCAGAGATTATCTTTACCGAAGTCAGTTTAGTTTCTGCTTTTTTCATAATCATTTATTTTATATATATAAATATATAGAATATATAAATATATACAAAAAATTACGAAAATAATTGAATTATTTTTGGCGAGCAGGGCATATATCCACAAATGGGCAAAACCTGCAGTTCTTATTTCCATCACCAGGATTTGGTGTGTAATCCATATCTAAATTATCTGTACCATCTTCGTTAAATACTTCATCTACGAACTTCATAAAATCTTTGACTGCGCGAGCCACCGATGGTCCACCATTTGCTGGAATTAATTTAGAAATACGTGGAATGGTATATTCCGTATTCTCACTAATCTTTCTTTTAATGATTTGGAACTCTACCTGTATTCTATCTATCGGGTGATTATATTGTTCTGAATAATAATGTTTGTATAGTAGTAATTGGTTTAATTTAGTCTTATCAGCTTTTTGTTCCTTTGTCCAACCACGCGTAGATGTTTTGAAATCAATAATCTTTAATAGGTTGAACTCCTTGTGGCGTATTACTATGTCTAAATACCCTAACATACTTACATTAGGTTTTAGCTGGATATTTAGGGGTAATTCAATACCTACTAACTCCCATCCTTTCTTTGTGAAGAAATCATCACTATGCTTTTTGAAATATTCGAGGCAAATAACCCCGTCATCAAAGAACTCCTCTAATTCTTTTTTGGTACATACAAACTTTCCGTCTTCAAATCCTTCGTGCTCCTTCTTAAAAGTATCTACAAGTCTTTCTTTGAGAAGTTGTGGTAAGTTGATTTCGTTGGCCTCTTTCTTTGTTTTGTTATAGAAAATATCCAAATAGTGTTGTAAGGTTTCGTGGAATGCAGTACCAAATATTGTGTGAATACTGCCAGAGTAGACACCCAACTTATCAATGTAATTGAACTGGTATTGTTTTTTACAGGTTGTGTACATTGAGTACCGACTATAACTCACGCGTGATGCCATATTATTTTCTTTAAATACAAAGATACAAAAAAAGATTCGGTTTCCCAAATCTTTCTTCAATTATTTTTTAATAAAATTAACAAAATCTTGTAATTTGTTTTCGTTTATTGGTTTGTAATGTGGATTACGCCATATTGGTTTTGTAGATGAACGCTTTCCATCACATAGATAAAACACTTTGTGAATGTTTCCTTCATCCATATAGTATTCGTATGCCTTATCACTCACAGAATTTTCTAATGCAAGGATAAAAGTAGTTGGTTTTGATTGGACACCATTTAGGATTCTACCAAAGTCTGAACTAGCCCTTTCCATAAAACATCTATCTAAATATGCTTTACATTCACCAATCTTTGCCATAGTTCCATCGGTATGGTATAGGTGTCTATCTACTTGAAACTTTAAAGTATAACCACTTTTACTCACCGATTCAATAAAATCGTTTTTCTTTGATTCCCCACCGATTTCAGTTTTCCAAATCAAATCTAACAATCCTTCTACCACCTCTTTCATAGTGGAACGAACCATACCCATCTCACCTTTGTTGGCGTAAGACCTTGCCAATTGGACATTATCTTCGTAATACTTTATGTAAGTTTGTAAATTGCTCATATATTATGTTTTATGTTTTATTTTAAAGAACTTATTTCTTTAATACCTAACTCATTAAATGAATAATATGAAAATTTAGTTCCAGATGTATTACTCCATTTATTTAGAGTTTGTGTTAAGGTTTCTTTAAAACCAGGTGCTACCAAAATAACTTCAATTGCTTCTGGATGTTCCAATTTATAGGCAGCTAATTGGCCGCCAACATCTGCAGTACAAACTTCATCTTTCATTTCTATAACTCTTTTTACTGTTCCATCATCATCAAGAAACTTAAAATCTGGTTTCATAGAACCTTGTTGATGTTCGTGTATGAATTTACCAGCCAGCAACTCATCTACTGATTTTCCATCTAAAAACGAATCTCTAATTCCTTTGCCTTGCATCGGATGTAAAACCATTTCGTGAAATATCTTATGATACGCCGCTTCACTTACGTGGATTGGTTTCCATATTTCTTCTGCTCTTTTCTTTACTGCAGTTTGAACTTTCTCTTTAAATGTAGAATCAACCGTTGTTTTTTGTAAATTTGTTGGTATTTTTACATCTTTTGGAACATCAACTTCAACAAATAAGTTATTTAAGTGTGCCAAACCACCAGTTCGTTCATTTTCTTTATATAGAAGCGTTGCAACTAAAACATCGTTTTGATACAAATAAACAGTTGGATTTGCAGATGATGTTGCCGTATGGGCTATAAGTGGTATAGTACCAATAGATTTCCAAGGTTTCACCTGCATAGCTGATAGGTGTTTTCCAATATTCACAGAAAATGATTCAGTATATCCATCTATCTTTAAATCTTCACCTCGCACATTCCAACCATTTCTACTACAATTGACATAATTTGTATCCTGCCCATCAACATCTACTTGTGGGTTTGAATCTAAAATTTTCTGCGCAGGTTCAAGCGTTTTTCTAAAAACTTTATCAGTTGTTTTAAGTACTAATTCAATTTCAAGAGTTCCATCCGATAATTGTCTATTATATCTTTTTGCCCACGACTTTGAATAGGTTTGTCCTTGCGGATTCCACCAGGAATTTGGCCATTTTTTTGATTTAATATTTGTGATGGTAATTTTTGTACCATGTCCTTTTTCCGATATATGACCGGTTTCATATGAAAACAAATCAGAACTTAATTCAGAAACTTCTGCACGAGGTTTAGAACCTTTTTCATAGGCTACTTTAGCAGATGTACCGGGTAATCCACTTTCAGCTTGTTCAATTGTTCTCGTAAAAATCTCACCGGGAGTTCCTAAATAATTAGTGAACGCTTTATATCCCATACCCCAAGTTGAAGTACCTCCCTTTCCGTGGGTTCCAGCATTTGTTATATTTGTTAAATACAAAGAGTTTAATATAGTCTCTTCAGCCATACCAATACCATTATCAATTATATCAATTACGTTTGGAATGCCACCATCTTTGGTTTGAGTATAAAAAACAATTTGGATTTTTCTGGGATTTTCTTTTGTAACTAAATTTGTATCAAATCCTATTAAGCAATTATCAAGTGCATCTTCTATTGCTTCAGATGGTGAATTGTACGCCGCACCATCTTGTGTTACATAAACATCGGAAAGGATGTCCAGTTCTACGGCTCTTTTTACTTTTTGCATATAATTATAGTTTGTGAGTGCTGTATAGATGACACTCAATTATTAATGTTTTACAAATATATAAAAAATATCTGATGTAACCAAATATTTTGTGACTTATTTAACCCAATCTTCAAATGCAATCTCATACGCTACTACCGGTTCGTATCCATCTATAATCAATCGTTCTGCCTCATCTACCACTTCCTCTCGCAATCCCCAAGCAGATGCCTCCACACAAATCAATTCAATTTGCTGTAAATCTCCTAATGTTAGTTCCATATTAATAAGATTTTATGTTTTCTTCGTGACGAGTTTCGTGTTTACCACTACCACTTGTTTGTGTTGTTATAGTTTCACCTCTACTTGTAAAATAATGATAATGCATTCCATCATAAAAACGATACATTTTTACACCATCTTTCTCAAAAAGGTATTCTACCTCAAACCCATCATCTTTACCCAATCGTTCTTTTGACATTGGGTCATTTGAACAAGCTCCGAAAATCATAGCACCTAGTACTATGATAATCGTATAGAATGTTAGTATCCTTTTCATATTACCAAGAAGATGAATAATAATAATCAGCAGTAGTATCAGGTAATACTCCCTCTAAAATCTCAATAGTGTTCTC